AAAAGTATTGCCAGTATCATCTACGTTAAGGTTTGCATTGAGTGCAGGGGTGTAGTCAAGGAGACCAGCCATTGAAAGTGCTGATGCAACATCAGATGAGCACATAATGATGTTGCCCTTTCCACGACGAGTTCTTTGTGCGATTGCGTTGGCATCACGCTCGATTTGGAAGATAAGACCTTTGAACTTCTCAACTGACCAACGACCGTTGGAGTCGATATCAAGGTCAAAAGTTCCAGCAGTAGCAACATTGAATTGAGCACCAGCTTCAGCAGTCTTGTAGATGGTACGAATAACTTCACGGTTAATTTCAGCAAGAATCTCAGTTGAGAGAATGTTTGCTAATTCCGCTTCAGCATTCAGACCGTGGATTGCCTTAAGGTCCTGTGCGAGTTCTAATGAATACTCAGCCTTGAGTGCTCTTGACTTTGCAGTAACGGTGACTTTCTCGATTGAGAATGCCATTTCGTTAAAGCTTTCTTGACCTGATGCACCAAGTATTTCTGCATCAGCAGTGGACATACCACCACCAACGTTATAACTTTGCTGTGAAGTACCAGCAGCATTTAAAAGACCAGGGTTGCTACCAGTTTGTGAAGCAGTAGTACCGAAACCTACGTTTGCTTCAACACCAGGATTGACAGCATACTGGGATTGGTTGCCCTTTCTGCCAGAGAACTGTGAATCAACTTCATCAAAGAATGCTTCAGCACCAGTTTGACTGGTATAACGTGAACGCATTGCGAAGATGAGTCCTGTAGGACCGTTCATTGGTTGAACACCTGCGAGGTCATATGCGACCAAGTTAGGCATTGAACGACGGATGAGTGAAATCAGAACAGGGTCGAAACCTGCTACTGGACCACCTGTTACTGCACCACCAGAGAAACCAGCAGTGTTACTGGTTGAACCAGTTGTGGAACCTTCACCGAGGAAATCTCTTTCCTCACGAAGGAATTTTTCTTGATTCTCCAGGAGAACTGCGGTTACCATTCTACGATGCGAATCTTTGATTCCATCAAGTCCCTGATAGTCAAGGAGTGGTGCCCACTTCTCCTGCAGATGTTCTGCGTTGAACATTTGCATTTGTTTTACCTCTTTAAAAAAGTTTTAGTTTGATTGTTATAATTTAAAAATCACTTTTTAGAAACTCTTTGGAGTGTATCGAGATATCTTGACATCGAACCAGATACTGGTTGCGAATAATCAGTTTCCTCTACGATATAATCCGAGTTGTCTCTTTGAGTACCAGCGTTTCTGGGAAAATATGATTCCCTTAATGTTACCAGCTTCTCACGATAGTCTGACTCACTATCAAACTCAACATTTTCAGCAAGAGAAGCGAGTTTATCCTTCTGAGAAAGTGCAAGACCTTCAGAAACTTCGGCAAAGATTACTTCAGTAACCGACTCAGCTAATCTTCTATTCAGAGCAACATTCTTTTCGATTTGCTCGTTGAGTTTATTCTCCATTTCATCAAGTTTTTCTACCATACTCTCAAGTACATCATATCTATCTTCAGGGATTGTTACATAATGATCTTCAAAAAGACTCTTCATTCCAGCAAGGAATGATTCGGTCATTTCAGTTTTAAGTCCTTGCTCTACTTCGAGAGCATTTTCTTGTAACCATTCTTCTGATACATACTCAAGATATGCATCAAGACGATCAGTTAATTCTTCTCTAATTGTTTCTACTTCTTCAGCAAGTTTTTGCTCATACTGATGAACAATTGCCTCTTCAATTTGCTCTGTTCTTGCGTTTAAAGCAGCTTCGAAAACTGTTTTAGCTTTTACCTTGAAATCTTCGGAGAGTTCTTCACCAGAAAGAAGTGCATTTACGTCCTCTTCGATTTCTTCTTCGATTTGGGCAAATGCCTCTTTCATTGCTTTTTCTTTTTTGTCCTCTTCATCATCTTCTTCACTATCTTCATCTTCACCTTCTTCATCTTCTTCATCTTCTTCATCTTTGGAAGACTTTTTCTTTGCTTCAGAAACTACTTCATCTTCATCATACTCAGCCTCATCATCGATGAGTTCTTCATCCTCATCTTCTTCGACTGATTCTTTAGCAATCGACTTCATAGCATCTGCTGCTTTTGCACCTTTATTTACAACATTCTTAACTTGCTTAAGGGTTGCTCCAGGAGTTGAAAGTTTTGCAGAATCATTATCTGGTTTGTAATTCTCTGGAGTTGGTCCTCCAAGATCTTCCCAACTACCAGTTTGACCATCAGGAATGCCTGTGGTTAATTTCTGCATTGGTTCTGCTGCCTTTGCACCAGCATTCACAGCAGTTTTGGATTGTTTAGTGCCTGTTTCCATTTCTTGTAAATTTTTACCACGGGACATTTTAGATCTCTCCGATTAACCTATTGTTTAATCTTTATTTATTTATAATTTATAAATTTGATAAAAAGTTCTGGAACAGATCAACTTTCTGTTCGTCCAAACGTTTTTGGTCTACTAGTGTGTTTATTTTTCTTTTTGTTGCTTCTGCGGCTTTTTCACGAAGAATTCCACCTTCCCAACACCACTCTCTTCCTTCCATAATTCCATTCACAAAAGCATCAGGAGCAGAAGGGTCAGCAACAATATCAGCAGCAGTCGCAAGCATAAAATCTTCACCAACTAAAGAATAACCTTCATTAGTTGGAATTAATGATCCAACACCACGAGAAGAAACACCCAAACAAACACCTTCACCCAAGAGAGAAGATGCAATTTTTCCCATCGGGGTATCAAGGATTTTTGCTTTTCCTATAAAATTATCATCCTTTCTTTCAAGCATAGTAATTTTATGAGATACTCTATCAAGATTTAAGGTTGGACCATCTGGATGTCCCAATTCTCCAAGAGCACGACCTTTAGAAATAAAATTTTCATTATATCTTTTGACTTCTCTCTCAAGAGTTCTCATTTCATAAAGTCTTTTATTTCTATTGGGTTTGTTTGCTTGAAGAAAAATACCTTCAATAAAAAGGGATTTGACTCCATTTTTTTCTTCAGTAATAACTTTAACCTTTTCGATTTCTTCTGTGATGAGTTTCATTGAATTAACCACCTGCGATTTGAATTTCTGTAATGTGGAGTTTTCCACTTGCCCCAAAAGCAGCAACTTTTGTTGTTCTTCTCAAAACACCAGTGGGAGTAGTGATTGAAGCACCTTGACTTGAAGTATTCCAAGTAAGAGTAATCACTCTATTAAATCCACCTGTTCCAGCATCATTTGTTGTATCTACTGATGCAACAGTTGCTGCTGTTGTGTTAATACCTGCTGGAACAATACCAGTAAGTTCAACAATATCACCAGTAGAAAAATCAGAGAAAGTACCTTCTGGTAAAGTCACAACAGTCGTAGTGCCAGTAGTAACACCAACAACAGTTTGAGTAATTGCTGTTTCTTTTAGTATAAGTTCAGTTCCTGCTTTAACGAAAATACTAGCACTTGTAGAAGTACTAATTGTTGGAGTTGGAGCAACCTCAACGTAAGCATCTTGTTCTGGAACAATTCTCAAAAAACCAGACCTCAAAGCAATTGGATTACTGGTTACTGCTGCACCAGTCATCGTCAATGGCGTAATTTTTTGTACAATCTTATATACGGACATTGTAATAATTGGACTATATTAGTTATTTAGTATTTCTTACAAGTTCTAAATGAAATTTTAAGTACTCATAACTCAATAAATCTCTCTCCATCTAATAGAAACTCCAACATTAGTGCTGGTGTCACTTATATTACTTACACGAACTGAAAAAATTTCTGAGTCTGTTGCATCAAAATTTTGTGTTAGGAAATTTTTCTTAGATGTAGGTCCTGATTGAGCATCTATAGTTGTTGCTGATGGTTTTTGTGAGTTTTGACTTTCTCCCGCAACATAACCACCCATAAAATCTTCAAAATATGCTGTACTAATTCCAGTTGAAGATTCATTATATTCAACAACCGATTCAGTATTCTCTGACACCCAAGTTCCTGTTGTATTAATTCCAACCGAACTCCTAAATTTTAGAACTTCATATTTTACATTTCCTCCATTACTAAACACAGAAACATCTTCAAGTTTTACTGTTGCTCTATTTGGATAACCTTTAAATGTATTTTTGAGTCTAATATTAATGATTGGAACTGTACTGCCAACACCAACAGTTCTGAGATTTGTTGTATGTGAAAATTCTCTACCTGCCTCTACATATCCACCTTCACTCATTACAGTAGAACAAATTTGAATAAAGGAACCACCAGCACCTACTTGTGCTCCAGTATTTCTAACTTCACATCTTACTGGAAGATTTGGATTAGACATATAAACTGTTGGAATGTGATTTGCATTATAAAATTCGTGACAGACAACATTCTTGCCATCAAGTGCAAATCCACAACGAACTCTACCAACACCTAACCATTCAAAGTCAGTAAAGAATAATTGAGTTTTAGTAATATCTAATGTAAATCCAGAAGGATCTAGACCTGTTAATCTATCTTTATTCCATTCAGATTGAGTAACTCTTCTATCTGAAGCAATACCAGTTACATAGGATCTAATTACAAAACTTAAAACTCCATCTGGTGCTTGCTCAAAGAAGATGCCATCTCTGTCATCAAAGTATCCAGTTCTCTTATAAACATTTTGTTGTGCCGCACCAAAATTAAATGTGGAGAAAATCAATTGAGATTTTCCAGGCATATAATGATGATATCTCTTTGTCTGGTGAATAGTATATCCATTAGTGCTGACACCAGACTGCAAAATTGCTGCTGCTTGATTGGCATCAAAAGTTATAGTTGCACCAGTGCCTACTTTGACATCTACAAAGTCTGGATCAATAGCATAAAGATGCTTATAATCTCCAAGAGTATATGGATTTGATGTTCTTAATCTACCAAAAGCATCATCTTCGGGTTTCCACGGATTATATAAGTGTGACATTAAACTACCCTCCAACCGTTTCTATAAACAAAAGTAAGTGAACCAAAATCATATGCAAGAATTGCTCTATCCCGTCCGTCAATTTTATCTGAACCTGATGGAAGGATTGTGATATATCTATTCGTTCCCTTGGATGCTTCTCCAAGTTCATCTTTTACTATGTATACCTTTCCATTCTTCCTTGGTGTTGGAAGAGTAATTGTAACTGCTCCCGCATAATTTATACCGATATAATAATCTTGTGGAGTTATTGTATAAGACGATGATGTAATATACTTAAGTGGCATATCCATGTATGCCAAATTAGTTTCACCACCACCACCTAATGTGGATAGTTGTTGCTGAATTCTAGAAAGAAAAAGTTTATAATGATTCTGCAAATCATCAAGTGTTGCAAAATTTTGGTTGAGTGGTGTTAATGGGTCATTTTGTTGCTTAACATCACTTGGTTCTGCAAGAAGTCCAAGAGATTTTTCTATTATTTCCTCTTTTGGTTCTTCTATTTCTTTTTGAGTGACTTCTTCTTTTAATTCTTTCTTTTTCTTTGGAGCAATTTCTTCTTTTAAAGTAGACAAAAAAAGTTCATCAAAAGAATTCCCAACAAGATTTTCTTTCTTTTCTTTAATAACTTTTTTTCCAGTACTTATCGTTGAAAAGAAATCAGATAAGTCATTGGAATATGCTCCAAAGTCATCCACTTATCAATCCTCGTATTCTTGATTATCCTCAATTTCACCAAAAAGACTTGCAGCAACTTCTGGTCTTACTGCATTAATTTTTTCTGCTGATTTTGCAAAAAGAATTTCTTTAATCTTGTCACTGACTTCCGCAGGAGATTCGTCAGTTAAAATCAAATCCATTAAATCGTCCATAGTTATAATAGTTTTTAACTAAAAATATTTATAATTCCCCAGCAGACCCTAAATCAACACCTGCTTGTGTGTTAGTTAATCCTGGTTCTTGGGGCATAGTTCCAAGTGCATTTTGGTTTTGGTCTTGTGGACCACCCATACCCATTGGATTCATCATCATTGCTGGATCTGGAATAATTCCATCTTTAATTTCTTTCTTCATTTGTGCATTTATTTCTTTTATCTCAGAATCAGTTTGTCTGAGAATCTCTCTTCTTACATATTCTGCTGAAAAATAACGACCAAGATATGGGTCCATTGCAGCAACAACACCCAACTTATCATTCATCAATTCATTTTTCTTTAAATCAGAAAAATGATTATCATAAACATAATCAAACTGAATGTGGTCTGATAATACTTCCCAATCTTCTAGTGTTACAATATTTTTAAGAATTAATTGTGTTTTTAGTAAATCAATAAAAATTTGAGAAAATCTTTTTCTCAATCTACCAACAAAACGAGTAAATTTAAGTTCATCTCTTAGAATTTCTGATGAACGACCAAGATTAAATCCACCTTCTGCTGCAAGTCTTGTTGGTGGAACACCTAATGAATCATAGAGTTTCTTTTGGAAATATTCAATATCAGCAAGTTCTCCAAGATTTTGTCCACCAGGTAAGGTAGTAATTTCTGTTCCTCTACCACCTTCTCTTCTAGGCAACCAAAAATCCTCAAGCATTGCCATATATTTACGATCATCACGAATTTCACCAGTATTTGCATCGTAAACAAGTTTGTTTCTATAACGATTCATCACATCTCTAAGATATTGCTCTGCTTTAATCTTAGGTAGATTGCCGACATCAATGTAGAAAATTCTTCTTTCTGGAGCACGAGACAATCTATAAATTACAAGACTGTCTTCAATCATTCTTAACTGATTGAGTGCCTTAATTGCTTTATGAAGGAATGAAAGAACTGTTTGCTTATTTCTATCTACAAGACCAGAAGTAACATACACAATCGCATCTTTTGCGATTTTTACGTTATTTACATCCGATACTCGATATGTAGCATTTTGTGATGACCCAACATTTGGGTCGTACATATAAAATTCTTCTACCTCTTGATTACTAAAATCAACTTGATTTTTTCCATTTACAATATTTCTATATTGAGCACCAAAAGCATCTTTATTATCTTTTTTTAATTTTCTTACGTATTTAATTTTTAATGCATCAATATATCTTACTTCTTTAATTCCATCAGAAGGTTTGTTAAAATCAATTACTTTATGGTAATAAATTCTTCCATCAATATACCAATTTCTAAAAATCTCATGGCACTTCTTATCGAAGTCCATAATTTCTTTAATATACTTAAATTCTTCTCGAATAATCTCTTTTAATTTATCAGAAGCAGGAAGATTCGAAAGATCTATTTCTACTGGAGAATCATTTAAGTCTGATACAATTGCCTCATTTACGACATCCTCAATAGCACTATCACATTCTGGATGCAAAGACATCTCACGATATCTTCGGATTAAATCTGCTTCACTCTTATAAACACCTTCAATATCTACATATTGACCGTAGAAACCACTCGAAATATAAAAGTCTGATTTGTCTTCATCATTACGAGGAATGGGAGAAACAATCTTACTGGACTGCTTCTCCCTATTATCTTCAAATTTAAAACCAAACAATTTTGCCATAGTAACGTTGTTGTCCTTATTCTACTATTTAGATGCCCAATAATTGATCAAAATTCTTCTTCATTACCCGAACCAAGAATAGATACATTGTTTGTATCAAGAGCATCCCACCATTGAACTTGAAGGTCTACTGTGAATTCTTCAATAGTATCTGCTTGATCGTATGAAAGATCAATCGCACTAATGGAAGTTGGGAATGTTCCATAAAATTCATATTGTTTGAGAACTTTTATCTGATTATTTGTTGTAAGATTACCATTAATTTCTGCTTTACCAAGTTGATAAACTTTCATATTTCTTTGATAGTTAGCAGGATCCAATTCACCAGAATTGTCTTCGTGCTTATTCATATAGTTCATCCACTTTTCAAAAGCATTTCTGATCTTGAAGTCGGTATCATTAATTACTGTAATTGTCCAAGGATCGAATGTTCTATCACCAGCAATCTTAAGATTTCTTCCTCTAAAAGGAATATCAATTACGTTAATTGTCGAAGCAGGTAATTGTGCTGATTTAATTAAAAATCTAGTTGTATCCTCAACATCATTTCCACCAAATCCCAAATTGAGATTATCAGGAAAAGTAATTTCACATTCAAAGAGGTTAGGTCTTGCTCCACCTCCAGAAATTCTATTCTTGAAGTCGTTTAGAGTTCTAGATCCAGGTGATACTGGACCACCAGTAAATTGATTTGCCATTAGTTTTTACCTCTTTGATTAAACAGTACCGATAATTTCTTCAAAACTAACTCCTGTGCGAGTAGCAACAAAAGTCAATCCAATAAAGTTGATTGATCTTGCGGGTTTGATGTAGATATCAGCTTTGAATTGATTTCCATCAATAACATCTGGAGTGTTGTTTGACTCATCGCAGACAACAACGAAATCAGTAATACCTCTTTTTGACTTCACATCACGGAGATAAGGATCAACGATATTAATAAAGTTTGCTCTAGTGATTGTATCATTAAACTCAAAGAGTTGTGCTCTTGCTGCTCTTTCAATCGTTGCTTCGAGTGTCAAGAACAAACGACGAACGTTAATTCTATCAAATGCTGAAGTATAAGAAAGGGCAGTCTTATCACCAAAGAGAATAATTCCAGCACCAGGAGAGAAAATAATTGGGTTAATTCTCTTAGGATAAAGAAGGTCTCTTTGACCTTGTGAAGGATTGTAGGCAAGTTTAACTGCGTTATTGAGTGCTCCTCTGTTTGCACCAGCAGGTGAGAACCAAGGAAATTGATTGATTGATGTTCTAGCCATCAATCCAGCAACGTCAGCATTGCAGGCAATGTATCTAAACTGATTGTTAAATCTATCAAAAACGTACTTATAACCAGCATCAAATACTGCGTAAGAAGATGAAGTTAATGGGTCAAAGAAATTAACAATGTTATCGGTTTGAGTATCAGAGTTTGCTATATCAACAACACCTGCTTTGTGAGGTGAAATAGTAGCAACACAGTCCTTACGATTATCTGCAATTGAGATTAATTCATTTGCTTTTGCTTGCGAATCATAAATTGAAGCACCACCAGAAGGACCACCAATTATAAAGTTAATTTGGTATTCTGCTGGATTTGTGAAGTTTCTATATCCACTAATTACATCTGCTAAAGAAACTGAATAACCACCAACATTTCCAATTCCAGAATAATCTGTGCCACCAGTTAAATTGTAGGTAGTTGCACCAATTACATTAAATGTATTTCCTTGTGCGGTTAGACCCCAAGTAGTATTGGATGCTGATGAAACTCCCGATACTGTTGCAAATTTTGAAGGACCACCAACTGGAGCAAATCCAGGGAAAATATATTGTGAATTTGCAGCAATAATATCTTTATAGTAATTTGGTTCTGATGGTGAAATCTTCGCATCGGATGCTTTGGAAAGATTTGTATATTTTTCTACAATATTTCCAGCAGTTCCAGTTACTTCTCCAGTATCATCAACAACAACGACGTGAATTTCATCATTTGCTCCATTTCTTTGTGAAACATATTCTGAAGTTCTTGGTCTTGGTGCAATGTTTTTCCAATAGACAGTGGAATTTGATAATCCCAAAGTTTGTTGATTGTACCAATCTGAAGGAGTTTGAATTGTTTCACCATTAGCAGCAATGTTGAGAACTAAAAATTCAACTGTTCCAGATCCATTTGCTGCTGTACTTAAACCGAGTGCAGTTTGTGAAACACCATTGATTGTAGTTCCAATTCCTACAGTATAAGTGGTTCCTTCAGCAAGAGAGGATCCAGTAATTGGAACAATAAATTGTCCTACTCCAATTCCACTTGGAAGATTTGTATTTGCATTTACGGGATTTATTACTGTTGACCCAGCAGAAACTACACCAAAAAATCTTGCAACTGACGATTCTTGAATTTTAACAAAATTGTTAGAATTATCTGTGATTTTGATATTTCCAGCACCAAATGCACTTATACTTCCTTCAGAGTAAGAAGTTGCAGTAAATACAGTAGAACCAGCACCAGATGATTTTGCAGTAACTTTTACATCAATTGAGTCGGAATTGACTTTAGTAATAATACCCTTAAGAACTCCTGTTTCTGTTGTTACTGTTCCAATACCAGCAACCGATTGAGAAAAAGCAGCAGTAACTGCATAACCAACATTCAATCCATAAGTTCCAATTGCAATTCTTTGATCTGCTGCTGCATCAATTACACAAACTTTTAAGTTATTGGACCAAGAACCTGGATTTCTTGAAGCCCAATACCAACTAGTATCAGTGGAATGACTGTTATTGTAATCTTCTGATGAATTAATTTTTAATGTAACTGATGTAGAAGAAACTCCAGCATTTGAATTATTTAAGTTTGTTGCATCACACCTTACAACTCTTAGAACACCACCGTAAGAAAGATATGAAGAAGCACCTAACCAATATTCGTATTGTGCGTCTGATGAAATTGGTTTTCCAAATGTATTGAGTAAATCATTCTCTGTTTCAATTAAAATAGGAACATTAACTGGACCTTTTTGAAAAGGACCAGCAATAGCTCCAACTTGATTATTTGCTGCGGTAATTCCACCAACAGTTAAGTCAACTTCTCTTGTCTTGACGCCTGGTGATACTAAATTTAACGCCATCTTTTTCCCCTCGTGAAGAAGTTCATTTTGTCTAAAAGTATTTATAAATTGATATTCTTCAAATGGGGAAACAATGCACGAACAATTACCAGTCTGGATATTGACAATCTATAGATTTTTGTGAATGTTTTTTTCTACTATTGATGATTCTATTTACAGTACACTCTTTGCATTCGTATGAATAAGCAGACGGAAATCCTTTTCTATTTTTTCTAGTTAAATAAAAATCATTTAATAAATCTTTTTTTATTTTGCAAGTTCTACATTTTCTTTCTTTAAATAACAAATTATCCAATTCAAGTTCTTCTTCAAAACTCATTATTGGTATTCCCACATATAAGATCTATCTCCATATTCATCCAAATGCCACCTGTCACCATCATTATCAACAAATGATGTCTCATCACTCAATCCATCAGACATAAATCCAAATGGAGCCATATCTTGTTCGATTTGGTCTTTTTGATCTTCATATATTCTTTTGCGGACATCGTTATCCGTCATCTCCTTGAAATAATCCTGAACGACCAACCAGGCAAAAATTACAAGACACATCGCAAGGTCATCATTGCATCCTTCTTCTGCTTCAAAGGATTGACTCTTTTGAATAAAAGTAGTTAATTCACTAATAATGTCATAATCTTTGATGACTAGTTTGTCATCTTCTATAATTGTTTTTAAATTAGAGCATCCAACTTTTTTAACTGTTTTGGACATTTTAATTCCAAGTTGAGTTTTCTTTCCAGAAAATCCCTGTCCGACCATTTGACCTGCTCTTCCTCTCATCGAACACATCAAAATGTTATCGTATTCTAAATCAAAATGAAGTATACTTGATACTTGCTCTCCAATATCATTCACTTCAGCAAGAACAAATGCTTTATTATATGCTTTTGCAACTTCGTGAATAATATTTGGGAAAAGCATAGGCTTGATTTCGTTGTTTCGATATTTTGCGACTACCTTATATGGGAATTGACTAATATCAAACACAATAAATGCCGAGTAGTCATTACTCATTCCACGAGATACGTCAACAGTCATTAAATATGTGTGCTTTTCTATTGGATCTTCATAAACATCCATTCCTTTGCTTCTAGTGAGTGGATCATCATAAACCATCATTCTAAGTTTTGATGGAGTAATCAGAGTATCAACAGACCCCAAGAATTCACACTCAAACTCTTGTGTAAACTGTCTTTCAGATGTATTTGCAATTGTTTGTCGTTTCCACTCTGCATCTCTGCCAGGAACTGCAGACCAATGAACTTCCAATGGAACATAACCATTCTTTCCTCTTTCGGCATCATGCCAAAGTTTATAAAACATATTCATCCCATTGGGAGTTGAGATGATAATAACCTTTGTGCTTTGTCCTGAAGAAATAGTGGGATACACAGAAGAGAAAAACTGTTCTGCAATATGATTTGGAATGAACGCAAATTCGTCCAAAAAAATAATATTAAAAGAGTTTCCTCGAACAGCAGATGATGATGTAGATGCCGCTACAATTTTAGATCCATTTTCAAGTTCTAATGAACCTTTGTTCCAAGAACCAACACCTTGCTGTAACCATTTTGGTAAATTTTCATAAGACAATTGTAGTCTGCCTAAAAGTTCTCTTGCTGTTTCTGCTTTGTTTGCTAGAATTGCGATTCTTATATTGTCATTGAACAGAGCATAGTGAAGAAGATAAGACACAACAGTAGTTGATTTTCCTGTCTGTCTGGGAAGTTTTGCAATATTAAATCTATTTTGGTGAAAGTTTGTAATCAACTCTTCTTGGAAATCATACATATCAAACGGAACTAATCCGTGATCCAAAGAAACAATTTTTACATAATTTTTTGCAAAATGAATTGGGTCACTTTTGCATTTTAAGTATTCTTGGATTTGGTCTGTAGTAAATTCAATTTGAACGTTTTCCGCTTTTAAGTTCGGATTACCCTTATAATGTTTATCGATCATAAATTAATAGCCATATTTGCAACTGTTTCTTGTTGTTTAAAATAAAGTTTTACATAGCATTTTGCTATATTTTTTAGAAGTTCTATATTATCACAAGTATCAAGTTCCCTAGAAATTCTTTCGTATTCAAAAATCTTAGAAAGATTTTCCAGTTCAATATCGTCTGGATTCATTTTCATCTCCTGTAAACAATAATGGTTTTGTTGGGTCTTTTGTCGATGGATTAAACGATAATACAATCGCACCAGGATATATCTTTCTTACTTCATAAGTGACCTGATCTTTTGGTGGTCTAGCAAATTGTGGGAAAAACATTTGAACTGAAAGATATTTACCTCTCCAATTTAACAGAATACTATAAGTAGATCCACGAGACTGTATCCTTGTATATCCTTCATCTACATTATCTTTTTTTGTTTTATTTCCCCAATTTGCTGCACCAACTTTACGGCATTTGACTAATGCTCCAGATGCATAAGCACTAGGCCAAATTTTATATCTAGATTTTACTTTTTCTTTGCAAGCATCTTCATTTACAAATTCTTCAGTCTTAACATTTTTTGCTTGTCCTGATCTATTTGGATTTGGATCTTCTTTTCTTTTTCTTCTTGCTGCTGCATCTTCTTCCTCATCTGACATATTTGCAGCCATTTTTGATGAACCGCATTTTGGTTTTGTGGTTTGTCCTGGTTGTTTCGCACAAGGAGCACCTGCAAACTTACCTCCTATTTGACGCCATCCTGGTACTTTTTTTCCTGTTTTTGGATTTGTTCCACTTGATTTTGTAAACCAATCATGAAGAGATGAATCACCAGATTTTGTTTCTTCACTAACACCTTTCATTTTTTTTGGTTTAATTAAATCAACAATTTCCAAAAATGTATTTCCATTTGCGTCTTCAATCGTAACTGTTTCCTTTACGTCTTTGAACTTCTTATGTTCTTTTTTTGCACTTGTTTCCATTTTCTTGAGACGAGTATAATAATCTGGAATTTCTTCAAGATGCTGAAGTGCAATATCAGTTGCTAGTGTTTTGTTTTTTGTATGTTCGTGTTCGATGGGCACACCCATCTTAAGTTGATTTTCAATAAAAGATACATCTAAACGATGCTTTGCCGCAATTGCTTCAACTGTTTTATGTGATTTTACTTTAGGGCACTTTGCAGTTCCGTGAGTGGGGCATTCCATTCCCTTTGGACTTCCATTGCAACTTGCTTCTAAAATAAATTCCTGAAATGTTTTCATTAGAAATTTTTTAACTATTTAGAATCCATTAAACCTTGCTTCAATAATTTTTGAAGATCTGCGGTTGAACCAATAAAGACAGAGTTATTAACAGTGGAAGGACCTTTTATATCTTCTTCTTTAAGTTTCTTCATTTTGTGTTGCAAATCAATCAATTTATCTGTCACATCACCAACACTTTTAATTAATTGTCCTGCAACTTCATATGCTCTTGGACTATCACTTTGCTGTGCTAAATCCATAATATTATCAATTGCTTCTTGTCCTTTTTCAATTAATGAATATAGATTTCCTCTTGTATATTCGTAATCTTTATCACTCTCCTCACCAAAAGTTGGTCTTGCTATTGCTTCTTTTGATTTTTTTACAATTTCTTTTGATACAGAAGTTGCTTCTATTTCTAATGCTTCGTTTATATTTTCAAATTTGCTTTTCATAATGATACGTCAATTCCCTTTGTTGTACTATAAATCTTACCATCACCAAAATCAAAACGAGATTCACTAAATCCAAAATCATCATCCATTTCAACTAATTCATTATCTTCAACTGTAATCGCATCAATTGAATCCCCTTCATTGTGAGATTCAATTGATGTACCATCTTGCCCTCTTAATACAGTAAGAATATTTTCAGAAATATTTTTAATATACATTTCTTCATTACCAATCATAATATAGGAACCCTCAACTAATGAGACAGCACTGGAAACATTAAATACAGTTACTTTATCATCAATGTTTTGGGAAAGTGTTGTTGTATTGTCATTATTATAATCCTTAATTGCTCTTGGAGTAGCAGTATATCTTAATTGTCTTGATGCATTCTTAGTATCTGTATTTGTATAATAATCAACTTGAACTTTTTTGATTAATCCATCTGTACTATCAGCAATTGGACCAAATAGATATGTTTTTGCCGTAAAGTTCAATGTGTATACTAAAGCTCTCCTTTCTGTATAATTCCCTTCATAATTATCTTCCATATTAATTCCTTCAAGAGTTATTGGAATATCTTTTTTCTCACCTATTGATGAAATCAAATTAATTGTTAATGTGAAATTTGGTTGAAATGCTGGAAGAATTTGTTCTACAATTTGTAACATATCATCATTCAACTTAGTCATGATACTAAGTTGGAATCCAATATTATATGGAACAGGCATAAAAACTTTAACTTGTTCTGTTCTATCAGTAGTTTTTATTGCCTTAAATGTTTGCAAGGCAGAAATTTTTCTGCTACTATCATATTTTAAACTCGTCATCTCAAAAGACATTCGAGGAAGAGTCATTGCAACTCTTTTCCTTAAATCTGGTTTTTGTTCTACTCTTGCTAAAAACTTTTGAATTGGTCCATAAGCAATAGGAACTTTCATAAAACTATAATCAGTACCATCCTTTTCTTCGTGCTTGATATACACTTCATTAAAAAGTGTACCAAAAGCAATAATGGTTTTCCTGATTATTTCATTGTAACTATAAGTTCCTAACATAACAATAGAGTTTATTAATTATTTAGTAATCACCGAAAGGATTCTTTTGCGAAAAGTCAAGAATATCATCTGCTTCATCTTCAATTTCAATATTTTCTGCATAGGGGTCATACTCATCAAATGTATTAATTGAATACACTTTATGTGTTGCTGCTGCACCAACTATCAATTCGCCATTAGCAAAGTTTCCACCAACTATTGAAACTTTAAGCACCCTTGTATCTGCATCCCAATCTTTCACATATCCAGTGGTTCCAGTAGAAACTCCTCTAATCATTTCATTAAACTCAAAGTTACCAGTAGAAATTCCAATTGGACTTGCAAGTGTAATTGTTGGAGTAACAGTATAACCAGCACCAGCATTCGTATAACGAATTGCTGTTACGATTCCAGTGACTGTTAAGACTGCTTCTGCTGTTGCGTTTACTCCACCAGGAGGAGCAGTGGATATAGAAACAACAGGAGCAGAGGAATACTGACTTCCACCAGAAGTAATAGTTACAATTCCCAAAGTTCTAGAAGCAAGAACAGCAGTAGCAATTGCACCAGAACCAGATTGTCCCACAATTGTAACTGATGGTATTTGTGTATAACCAGCACCAGGATTAACTATAAGAATTCTATCAATCGAATCTCCTGTTCTTCCTGTTTTGCTAGTCATAATGGCAACAGCAGTTGCATCAATTCCATCTTCTGGTGCTTTCGAGATTTGAATTATTGGAGTAGATAAATAACCAGTTCCATCATTAATTAAATCAATATATTGAACTGATCTATTCAATGTAGAAGCAATCGAAACAGTCGCAGTTGCTCTGGATGCAGTATCCCCAACCATCGTGATAGTTTGAATATAACCAAAATCTTGAATCGATTTATCAACTTCATCTATGCTTGTATCGATAAGTTCATCTTCATATCTAAAGATTTCACATCTTAATTCATAAACATAAAGATTGTTTAGTTGATAAAATGGAACTTTTCCTTCCACATACTTGATCTCAAAAAGACCATTATCGATTGGAAGATAAATTAAATCTCCTTCTTGTGGTCTTGTTGCAACTTTAATATCTGGGTCATCTAATAAAAATGGAGATATAAAATCTTCATACCTTTCTTTTGAAATAATAAGAGTTAGTTCATCACTAGTTTTTACACCAAATTTTGATAAAATATCTCCTTGTCCTCCAAATCCATTAAAATTTGAAATATATGCTTCAATTCTAAAACTATCATCAAATTTTGATACTAAAACTTCTTTGATAATCGTTTTTTCATTAATCAACTGTCTGGGCATATATACAACATCTTGCCCATACATTTTCAATTGTTCATTGATTAAATCTTGAACAAGTCTTTGTTCACTTGAGGCACCTTGTAAAAAATAGGGATTTAGTGGAGACATTATCCTATCATATCCATTGGAGGTAATTCGTAATCTGTCTTGAGTTCTCTTTCAAGTTCTTCAATTTCTCTAATCGCATCGTTTAATATTCTTTCACCGTTCATCGTAATTCCACCAGGAAGTTGAACTCCATTAAATTTGATTAAATTTTGTCCCCATTGTCTTTTAATGATTGCTGTTAAATATCTTTTCATCCACCAATCGTTATATATTGCTGAAAAGTCCGATGGGTCTACAATTCGAATACAATCAACAATAATATAACTATTTTCATTTACCATTGCCCAATCAATATCCAAATATAATCTATGTTGTTTTTTATTAAATCTCAATTGAACATCTGGAGTTATAATTCTACTAATATCTTCTAAATGTGTCTTTACCATTGCATAATTTAATAAATCAAGAGCACCATAGTAATATAAGTCATTTAAAAATATTTGATACTTAATATTAAACAAACCAGATGATATAGTATTTGCATCTGATTTGAATACGTTATTTACTCCAATAATTGTATCTGGAAGTTGAATAAAATTATTTGTTTCTTCATATACAACTGTTGTAATTCCAACTGGAGAATTTGCAGTTGAACTTGTGATACCTGTTCTTACTGTAGTTTTCTCATTTGGAAGAAGTTTGTGCTTTAAATATACTCTTGCCGCACCATCATAATGCCTTTCGTTAAAATATTGAATAGCATCATCCACCAAATCATCAATTTGGTCATCATCGACATTGATTTCCAAAACAGGATATCCAAGTTTTCTTAAACAGTAATCAATTAATCCCTGACGAGTTGATGGTTGAGCCATTATTTAATTGAAAACTCTAATTATTTATCAATATGTACCGCCATCAATAAATGGATATGGGTTCCATTGTTCTGTTGATGAATTATAGACAAGTACAGAGTTATTTGGTATTTCCGAAGAATCGTCAACATCATCCAAATCGGAAAGTTTCATTTTTAAATTTGCAACAGCAGAAACTACTCTGTTTGCGTTATCCGCACCAAGTCTTACTTTTATTAAATTGTCTGAATTGGTTCTTACTCTAATGTCTGACATAGTTTTTTTATGCAGTGGTAATTCCAGCAGTAACTAATGCACTTCCTTCAACAACTCTTGTTTTTGCTGTTCCACTATCTAATAATACATCATAACAATATCTTCCTGGTTTTAAAGATGATGTAATAGTTGAACCTAAAGAAATTTTAACTCTCCCATCAGTTCTATTGGGGAAAGAAACTATAAAAGTAGCAGAAGTTTTTAATGATGCTGGTGATTTCTTCAATTTTGCATATCCAGTATATCCAGTCAAATTCAGTGGAGTATTTGCTGTTGATTCAAGAAAAAATGTTTGCTGAAAATCAGCACCTCCTGGAATTGTTATATTAGCTACATATATTGCCATTATGATAACTAGATAAAATCTTTCCTAATATATTTAGGATTTGTTTTCTAATAGTTTTGTTAGTAATAATTTTATCTCCGTCAATTCAGTCTTTAAATTTTCAATTTCAGTTTTTTCATCCAACGATGAATTTTTAACTTTCAAGTATTCTTGATATTCGTAATCATTGCAATTTATGATTGCATTTGATTTTTCATCACGATATAATCCTTTATGTCCTTCTACTGGTATCATACTGTTGCAATTGCTCTTAAATCTCTAATCAAAGGAACATATGATTGATTTGTTCCTGTCATAATAATTTTGATTTGGAATCCATTAAACGGAGAAAGATTTTTTCCAGTAAATTCATAATTACCAAAATCATTTAATGTATTTGATGCTTGAACGAATCTATCAGATCTTCCATTATTTTTTGAAGAATTGATTACATTTCCATTCTCGTCAAGATTATCATATCCTGGAAAAAACTCATATAATTGTTGTGAATCTGGTGTATCATTTCTAAGCAATCTATACATAACTCTAATATCATTTGTTGAATGTCTATAAGCATCAAAGAGAACTTTTAAACTATCTGCGGATTTTTGTAATTTTACAAGTTTTGAAACATAAATTGCGGAATTTGGATCACCACTCAGTTGATTGACTCTTGGTTCTAAAGTAAAATCAGAAACAGGGTTGTTGATTCTATTCATTGTTGTGATTATATTTACTCTATGCAAATCAATCATTGGAGATACTTTTCTATCACCTGTTGATAATGTGAGTTCCATAGTAAATGATCTATTTCCTGGTAAATCAGTTAAATTTGAAAGTTCATTCACTTTGGAATAAATTGCAGAAGTTTCACTTAGTTGATTGGTGGAAGTTAAAGATATATCTTCAAATCCTCTATCTGCAAATGAAATTTCAGTTCCATTTACACTTGTTCCAGTTATTGTTCTAATTTTTGCCCCAACTGATGTTGTTTCTGGTAATAATGTTTGTATATTTGGTCTAATACTATTAAATGTAATATTTTGTGTTGCCTTTGGTCCATTGAACGAACCAAGAGTTGGAGTTGATAAATATGTTCCACCAGATTTTGATTGATTGAAGAATAGTTCTGGATAACCATTAGTATTTCCAGTGCTTCTATCAGTTCCTGATCTTGTTTGATCTATTTTTATATGATAAGAATCAAGTTCAATTGGATATGTTACCAAATCAACATCTGTGAATTTGTGTGTTTTATTGATTCTTCTAAGTGAAATACCGTTAAATTCATATTTAAATACAGGTGCATTTGCTACATGTCCTAACGGAATCGTACCATCAACCCCTCTTCCACCACTAATGCCAGTTAAAGTATTTCCATTAGTTCCTGTATATCTAATAATTTCACTATCAATAATAACATATCCTGGATTATTTGGACCAACACTGACATTTTCAAATGTTGCTAAAGTGCCAATTGAATTTAATGTAATGTCACTAGTGGAATTAAAAGAATAATCAGCAGACAATCTAACTGGGGCAATATCAGATTCAATTCCACTTAAATTAACTTGATTGATTGGTGAATACATTCCATGATTTTGATGATTGACTTTAAGATGCAATCCATCAGTAATACTATTGGTACTAGTTACTGTTGCTCCAGATATAGCAGATCCATTATTTGTAATTGTTTTTGTTCCTGTTGTATCTACTTTTCCCTGTATATTTTCAACAACAATAGAGTTAACTGCTGAAATGATCCCAACATTATTTGGAATAGTTAAAATAAGATTTTTTCCAAGATTGTCTGTATTTGTGGAACTTACAGTCAATGTATCACCAGCAGCATATCCAGAACCACCATCAGTAATAGTTGCAGCAACTGCTACACCAGAAGAAACTGAAAGATTTACCTTTGCATTTCTGCCAAATCCTGTTAATGACACTAAACTTATATTGGAATATACTTTTGCTCCACTTGTAAATCCAGAACCAACATTTGACAAGGTTAATGTTGATCCAATTCCAACTGCACCAACAAGAGATTTAAGATTTGAAGTAAAATTAGTATTAGTTGATTGGCTAATTGTATTTCCAACGACCAATGAGTTTTGTTCTGATGTAGATAAACTCTTTCCTAAACCAATTAATGCTGAATTTGAATAGGCATTTAGTGGATTTTTTCTCAATGCTACAATTTGATTATTACCAATAGATAAATCTGGATTATAAAATCTAAATGATGCTGGTGAAGTCACAAAATCTGCTCTATATAAGGTAAACTTCAAATCTTCTAAATCTGATGGAGTCCAAGTTGCTCCGTTTTGTGATTTGAATAATGCTCCAAGAGTTGGTTGTTGAGAAACAACTCTTCTTGGATTTGCTTTATCTGCTTCTCCCATTCTCGAAATCCATACATTATATGCATTAGAAGAAGAAACTAATACAATTGAATATCCAGAACCATTTTTTTCCAAATAAACTGGAGATGGGAAAGTAAATGTAGTTGCGATAGTGCCATCTTCAGAAGTTCTAATGTCTTTTGAATCTAGTGTAACTTCTCCAAATGGTAAAATTGTTTGAGTTGGGAGGCCAGTTTGCATCGTTCTAATTTGGAGTGTTACTGGAACTCCTCTTGTATCTTTTGTTCTAAAGAAAATATCACATTTTGTAATATAAACCCCATTATTATCCGCAACTTCAAATGATTGGGCTAATGGATCTACCCATCTGGTGGATGTCGATGTTGTTGTTGTTGACGTATTTGATGCAACTAACCTAGTGTCAATATCGGTAAGTGTTCGTGCATCTGTTTGTGGAATTCTTTCAACATTTGCATTTCTAATTCTAAGTGTAGAATTTTCAACATTATCCAAAGATCCAGCAGAAGTAAAATTAGTTTCTGCTGTAGTTTCATCTGAAGTAATCACTAAAGAATTTGTTGAACTTGATGTCAAGACAAAAGTTTTTGTTCCAGTTCTAAAAGATGGAGTTGATGGAATTGTTGGATCTGGAACAAACAATGAACCAATAAAAACTCCAGTTTCATCCGCAACCAATCTCACCTCCGAAACAATTGCAATTGCTCCACTGGTTTGTCCTACCAATCTCATATTTTTTGCGATACTTCCATAAAAACCAGACGATGCCTGCATTTCCAAACTTGCAGTATCAACATTTAATAATGTAGTTGTCGATGAATATGAACTAGATAAAGAATTTTCTGGTAAATATGGATTTGTTAAAAATGTTTCTGTTGGTGAATTATATGGACCATATTTATGATTTTGTGTCGAAAGTCTAAATCTAATAGATTTTGAACCTAGAGATCCAACTACTGTTTCACCAGCAGTAAAAGTTCCATTGGACATTGAAACTTCAATTAATTTTGGTATGACATATGATGTCATATCAACATTATCAAAAAATGCATAAACTCTTGATGATGGTTTTAATCTTTTGGCAATAATTTCAATATTTCTAGATCTCATTGTTGTTATGATTTCTCTAGAAATTACTTTATCTCCAAGATTTGTGGAATCAAATCTTTCAGTAACACCAAATTGAATTCCTTGTCTGGATTGATTTGTTGTTGTAGTTACTGTTTGATTACTAAATTCTATAAAATCTGTTACAGTGGTAAAAGTATCAGTCACTATTCTTCTACCGCCACCTGGATCATTGTGATTAGATAACCAAGTGTTACTTCCAGTTTGTATTCTATTCAAAGATGGTCCATTAGAAATATTAGTTCCAGTCCAAGTAGTTTCCCATGCACCCCAATCTATAGGAGAAAGTCCAGTATTACTATCTACACCAAGTTGCTGTACTGTTGTTCTATAGTCACCTTCAATATCATAAGTTCTTTCTGTTTTTCTAGTATCAATCCAAGTATCACTTGATGGATTTAATTGAATTGATCCAATCCAGTTAATCACATTAAAAGGATTTACATTTTCACTATCTGTAGCAAATTCATTTTTTACATATTCAACTTCTGAATAATTTAAACAAACAACGTCTCCAACTCTTTTTATGTTTGGAGAACCTAAATCACTAACAAAACGTAAATCGGCATTTGGATTTGATGTCTGTCCAATTCCAATAACTGCCTCAGAACCCAAAAGTAAATCTATAGAAGTTGTATAATGGGTTGGTCTTAATAATCCACTAGCAGTATCAATACTTGCTTTATAATTTAGATTTGTTATTTCACCACCGTTATAAGATTTAAAATTATCAACAAAGAATCCACATTTAAATCTATCCAATCTCGTTGTAGAATCTCTTATAGTTAAATTTTGAGTATCTGTTTCCAGTAAAGATAGTGACGTATAATATTCAACATTTGAAAGTCTATCTTCCAATCTGGAGATATCTTTCATTGTATATCGTTTGTGCTGTACTAAAGTTGTTGATGCATCTTCTGAATTATTTAAATACGCAGGTAAACGAATTGATGCAATCTCCAAACAAGAATCTAAATTATTTGGAATTCTTGGTTGAAGTGATGGAACACCTTTATTTACGATAAATGACCCTTCTTTTGTTAAAAATAATCTATCAATTCTTGGTAAGTAATAATCATAAGATAAATTTATTGCTTTATTTTGTGCGAAAATATTTCTAGATGAATTTTCCCCACTAAACAATCTCGATTCATACTCAAATGGAGATTTTGTACCAGAATATGGAGCAACTCTTGGTCTTAAATCAATAACATCACTTAGAGATATTCCGTCAACTGATGATATGTCATCTCCATATCTGTCTTTATCATAAGAATTTACTCCGACAAAATCACCACTATCCGACGAATCTATTGTATAATTATTGTAGATAATTGTAATTTTTTTCGTTGGAGCTGAAACTTGTGGTTTTCTAATAAGTCTTGAAAAATCAAGATATTCCGATCTTTGCCCTTCATCTAAAATAAAGTTATTTCTAATATTTTTATCACCAACTTCAACTGAATCTACAATTCCTGAAATCTGAGATTCCTCAAAAGTAACAGTTTCACCGACAGAAAAAATATTCTCATTCAAATAAACAATTTTTATTTCATTTGTTCCATTATTTGATGCTAAAATTGCAACTGCTCCAGTATCTTTTCCAACTATTCTTTCACCTTTAATTGAATTTAAAATATTTGAATTCAATCCAATCAATGTAATGGAAGGTAATGTTGGATCCGATGAAGATGATGATTCAAAAATTCCAATAACTGATTCTACGTCTGGAACATTTAATGAAATCTCTTCATCTTCAACTCTCAAACCATAAACAGTGCTAGTTGTCAGACCATTTATAGAGGTAGAAATTCCAGAAGAAGTTTTGTCGATGGTTAAACTAGAGCATCTATTATATACTTTTTTGCGAGTTTTTGTATTTATTTTTTTAAGAGTTGCAGTCAATATAGCTGCACCTGAATTCACAGTAATATTTTGAATAGATATAGTTCTTCCATTCGGAACTAGTTTTTGATTGTCTAGTATTGCTACAGTTCCATCAGCAAAAGTTAAATTATAATCTTCTTCATCAAATGGTTCAAATGTTAATGAGGTGTCTGTTTCCAATGTCGAACTCCAAGCACCATCACTAAATTCACCAGCAGTAATACTATAAGATTTTTTGAATGTAATATCAGAACCAGTTAAATCTAAATTTGAAACTTTTGAGTTATTTAAACGTGCGTATAAAAAGGCATTTCGTGTATTTAAAACGTCCAAAGATACTATTTTGAAATCATTCACAGTAATCGTTGAACCTGGAAGAGCACCAGAACAAACACCAGAAACAGAAGTAGTTGCTACAACAGTTAAAGATCTTGAAGATCCACTAACAACAGAAACTTTATTGTAAGTAGGTATACTTTCTCCTTGTTTTGTATATGATACAATATCACCTACATTAATTCCAACATAAAAGTTCTGATTTGAAGTTGTTACTGTTCCACCAGATGTAATGGTAAATTGAGTTCCTGGTTCTGCAACAGATAATGTTTTTGATAAAATTGGATCAGCAGTAAACCCAGGAGAATATAACTGATGAACATCAGACAAAGAATAATCTTTTACTGATGTGATTGATCGAGAAACATCCAAACCATTAATTTTAATCTGTTCGTTTGCTATAAATGAACCAGAAACTTGGTATAATGTTAAAGAAGTGGATGATGATACATTACTAACCAAATAACCTTTAGCTCCACTATTTTTTCCTTGAATATATGCTGGAGCAGTTTGCGTTAACGCAGTATTGATTGTTAATGATGTATAAGTTTGAATGTCATAAAGAGAACTTTCGAACTGAGTTGATGCATTTGAATATGCTGTATTTTTTAATTTTAAATCATATAATCTAGCAACTCCAATTTTTGTTCCAGAAGAAGAACCTGGAGTTGCTGTTCTGGTATCATAAAGACTTACTTGCGTTGTTAAACCAACACTAATTGAACCATAAACATTATTTAATAATATTTGTCTTCCAACATTAAATGGGATCGATGCATTCTCTGCTCTTTCTGTTGTTCTTGGTTTTTCTATATCTATGATAGTATTACTAATTGTTTCAATTTCATATCCACGAACATATGCTTTTCCTGGACTTATTGAAATGCAAACAAGATCTTTTGATGGAGTATTTCCTTGCTTAGTTTTTTGACTTGAATAATAAACCCCATTATTTCCAATTCTATCATTTAATGATTCTTTTATTTGAATATCAAAAGGTCTTACATAATAATCGCCAGATTCATCATAAGTTCTTCTTGCTAATTCGTCTCTAATTAAATTATAGTCAGTCTTATTTACAAATTTAGTCAATCCACCATTCTCAACTCGCATCAATTCTACAAAATCTTGATCGTTAAAATCATCAATTTCTTTTTTAATCAAAGTTGTAGATATTTTAAATCTGTCTGCACCAGGTGCAGCATAATTTGAAAATCCTTGAGCATTATCAAATAAATCATTATAGTTGTTTGATGCTACTGCAATTTCTTCATCGATCAAAAGACCAACACGATATGTTGGAGTGTTTGTATATTGGTCTAAAATTACTACTTGCCTTGGAACAGTAATAAAGAATCCACGAATAAAATATACACCTTTTTCAATTTTTGCAGCAGATCCTGTACCAACAGAACTAGAAATAATGGAAGTTGCAAAGGATGTATTTGCTCTAATTGAAGAAATGGTATAATCAACATCTTCTAATGAAATAAGATTTTCACCATCAACAAAAGTTTTATTTGTAAAATTTGTATCACCAGAACTCTTATATTTTACATATAATGTATAATTATTTTTTTCTGATTCTATATTTGTAATATAATTTTCTACTACCGCAGTAACACCACTTGTTTCCCCTTTTATGCTTTTGCCTACAAATTTATCAATATATGCTGATACTGGAACCCCCGAATGGGTGTCATCAATCTGAACACAATTATATTCTGAGTCATATCCAATTTGACCTGGAATGACCATAGAACCTTCTTTAAAGAAATGGTTTCCAAACTTTTCAACTTGATTTTGTAAAATCGATTGAAGAGTCGTTAATTCTCTTGCTTGAATTGGAGTACCAGGTTTAAATAAAACTTTTTGATAACCTTTTGTCTCGTCAAAGTCATCAAAGTATGGAGATACGTTTAAATTTGTATTTTGAGGCATTTTTCTTTAGAACTCCAAAACGATTTTGATATCTTCTTTTTGACTTGCTGATCTTGGTATCGGTGGTCTGTTATCAATATAAATGATTTCACCAGACTTTTTATTATATTCTGCAGATGCAATACCAGCAACAAAGTTGCTTCCCAGTTGATATGTCCTATTATTTATTACGGTACTAATACCAGGATTGGTAGATGTTCCAAAAGAAGTATCAATACTCAATGATGTTCCAGAAGCGGCACCATTTATTACTAAAGATGAACCAGTAGAACTAAAATCATTAATTTTATATCCAACACCAACTGTTGCCAATCCAACTGGTTGATAATACTTTAGGACTCCTGTTACATTGTCCCACGAAGCAACAAATCCAATCGCAACAGTTCCAGCACTGATCGTTTGAGTAATTGTTGAATCTACTGCATAAGTTGTTAATGTAGTAGCAGCACCAATTAATTTTAATGCCTTTAATCCACTTACTTCTGCAATATCTAATGGTTCAGTGGTACTAGTCACTTTTGTTGGGTTTTTAATAATTCCAATTCTAGCAAAATCATTTCCTATAATAGTATCAGGATTTGTTTCATCTGTATTATATCGAGAATAAACTAAAACTCTATATGCTCCAAGTTCTCTATAAATGTCATACCCATGTCCTCCCTTTGGTGGAATAATCACATCAAAACTGGCAATAGTTCCACCATTTGCCAATTCATCTGGAATTCCTGGTGCTCCTGGTTCAAATTGAATAATTCCTTTAGTGTAACCAGTTCCACCATCAGTCACATAAGCTTCTGAAACTTTTCCAAAAGAATCAATTATAACCGTTGCCTTTCCTCCAGATCCATCACCAAGGATTGGAATATTCGTAAATGTCTTTGAAATCGGAGAATATCCAGAACCTCTATTTTTTATAGTTATAATTTGAATTTTTCCATCAATTGCATTATTTTTTGTTGAAATACTTTCACCAACTGTTCCCCAATCTTCTGGAACTGGAATGAATTCAATAGAATCAAATTTTACAATTTCTGATGGTTTGATAGTATAAAGATATTTCCAAATATAACCATCACCACTTGTTCCAGCAGGTCTTGGTTCCAAATCTACAAATTCTGGTTTATCTACAGAGGGTCTTCCTCTTGAATTTTCTGGATCTGCACCATTTTGCAAACAAATATAAACTCTTAAATCATCATTAATTACATAATAATTTGCATCATATAAAGAGGAAGAATTTGTAACTGGTGATAAGTTATAAATTGTATAATCGTGTCTATACATTTCATAAGTATATCCACTTTGCCAAGTATTTTTTCTAACCATTCTTCTCACATCACTTTGAGTGACTTTTTTCATAGAAATGATGGTTTCTTTTATTTCATTTTCTTCTTTAAATCCATCCAATGGAGGCAATCCATTACCCCAGGATGCAGAACCATTTGCCTGAGAATTTAACGCATTTGGTTGCCCGATAAAAGTATAATAAGTATTTGCTGTATCCCCAACACCAATAAGACTTTTTATGAAAGTCTCAGCATTCATTATCCTAAATTGATCTGATATAATTGCAGACATTTTAATCGTATACTTTTTTTCTATTTATTACTAAATTAAACCACGAGTTCTATAAACTTCTGCTGCTGTAGATAATCCAGTTAATCCATTGTTAGTATTTACAATAAAATCTTTTGGATTTTCTCTTGCTCTATTTTGATAGTCATATATTTTACTCCAAGTGTATCTTCCATAGAATCCAGTTGTATTAATTCCAAGATTTATTGCTTTATTTACACCATCTGGAACAGGAACAAAATCACATCTTACAGTCACTATACCAGACGATGAATTCGAAACAACGTTTTCTACTCTATAAAGACCATCAATAAATGAACTTGCTGTTCCAACTCTAATTCCAGTAGTAGTTGTTATTCCTGTCAAAGCATATCCAGAAGTTACGTTGCTATCATAAATTACAAAATAATCACCTTGTTCTAACTGACTATATGTTACCCCAAATGAATTAAGTGCAGAATAACCAATGCCAAGAGTGGTATTATCATAAGTTTCCGACTTTAATTTAAATTCTAAAGAAGATAATCCAATTCCTATGGTGTTAATACCAATTATTGTTCCAAAATCACCTTTTGCTTTTATTGAATATACTTTTTCTCTATTTGGTTTTTCACTTTCAAAAATAACAGGAGGAATATTTGTTTGTATATAACCAAATCCACCATTTGTAACTGTTACTGATGTTACAATACCATTAGTAGTTGAGGAAGTTGCTGTTGCCCCATTGTAAACTGGCTCTGAATACATAATTGTTGCAGCAGAACCAACTACAACATATCTTCCTTCATAACTTAATGATGGAACAAAAATTAAATCTTTAATTGCATTTGATTGATTCGTTGTTCTTTTTTCCCAATTTGATAAATCTAATGAATAATATAAATCTCCACCATTATCTAATGCAGTATAAACACCATCATAATAGTTTATATTTGTAAAATTATTTGTAATATTTGTATTCTGTAACCCCCAAGTTGTTCCATTTTCAGATGTTATAATTGTTGCGTTATTTCCAACCGCAACAAATTTTGTACCATCCCATATAACTTTATTTAAATTTTGTGTAGTTGGTTTTGATGAATCACCGACAATGGACCAAATTTCCGTATCAGATGAATAATAGATTGTTCCACTGTCACCAACTGTAACAAAAATACTATCATTATTTGTTATTGAATTTAGATTTATTGTGTTTGTTTTATTTTTTTCAAAAAATTCTGTGGTTCCAATTCCAACAGCTGTAAAAATTGGAATCGATGTTCCTGTGCCAACTGCACCAACAGCAACAAAAGTATTTTTAGTTGATGAATAAACAATATCTTTAAATTCACCTGTATATGTGCTGGGAATATTAGTAGCAACATTACTTATAAAGTTAATAGTTTGATTAATTAATTTGCACTCCGTCCAAGAAGATGTCAATGTTGTTACAATACCAGTTGCTGTTACAATTTTTCCAGTTTGACCTACAGCAACATAAGTATTTGTTCCTGCAAATGCAACAGAATTAAATGATATTGTATTTCCATATCCAATACTACTATTCGACCAAGAAATTCCATCTACACTTTTAACCAAAAGACTACTTGATCCAACACCAACAAAAATATTTCCATAAGTTATTGACTTTATTTCATAATTCGTAGTTATACCAGAAGTTCCTTTCCAATTATAAATTGGATCTTTTTTTGTCACAAATGAAGAAGAAATTGCAATTGTTGGATTTGCTACCTTATATCCAGAACCAGAATTTGTAATTGTAATACTTGAAACAGTTGACGCAGCAGAAACATTTGCAATCCCAGACGCAGAATCAACTATATTATTATCAAGAACAATAATATCTCTTAATTCCTCAATCAATCCTCTTCCAATATCTTCTACAAATAATGGAAAAGCATTATTTACATATATCGTTGTATCATTTTTCGATACTGATTTGATTATTCTTGTTGTTGGTACATTTCTTGATTTTAAATCTGGTCTTCCTTTTGTATATAAAACTCCATTTATAATTTTATCTCTTGTTTGTTTAGTCCAACTAATAGGTCTTGCTTTATTTGGATCAGTATTGATGCCAAGACTATCGTAAGGAAATGTATCAAATGCATCTTCAGAAACAATTTTTTTAACAACACGTTCAAATTGTTCTCTATCATATGAATCTAATACATTTTCTCCAATTTGAATTGAATCACCCTCTTTAATTGTTCTTGGTGGATCTATTTGCTCTACATCTAAATCTGACCCTCTATAATATAAAATTAAACATTTTGAATTTGGTTTTGGTGCTTCACTAAAAATTATTTGCGACCCAATTATGTTATAGGATTCTCCTGGTTTTTGCAAAACATCATTTATAAAGATAAAAAAGTTATTATTTTTATTTAAATCCGAACCTGGAATTGTTCTTACTGAAAATGTATCTGTTATACCAAGAGTTGTAACAGTCAATAAGAATTTACGTTTTTTTCCAGTAAAAAATGGGGCAAGACTGTTGATTCTAACAAATTGTCCTGGATAAAAACCACCAAATTTATCTGTAAATGTTTCCAGTACTGTCATTCTAAATTCACTAAATCCCACCCCGACTAATGGATTTGTAGTAATACCAACAACTTTTAATATTTCTCCAACTTTGTAACCATATCCAGGATCATCTAGATTAAATCCAGTAATACTAGAACCATTACTTACAATCACAGAAACCTTTGCTCCTTCACCAACACCACTAGAACCACCAGTGTAAGCAACACCAAGATTGCTATAATTTGGAGGAATTGGTATGTTAATTGTTGGTTTTGCTGCAGTTGTATATCCAGTTCCTGCATTTACTATAGTCAGTGAAGTTACTGTTCCTCCAGAACCGATTGAAGCAGTAATTGTAGCTCCACTACCAATTGTAGAAGCAACACTAATTATTGGAGCAGTTCTATAACCACTTCCAGCACCAGTTAAGTAAATATTTGATATTGTACCAGCAGCAGAAACAGAAACCGTTGCGGAGGCACCTACGAGTGGTTGATACCCATATCCAGTCGTAATCGCAACTCTAACAATTTTTCCAGCATTTGGAACTCCACCTATAAACTTAATAGTATTATTTCCTTCCGTATCAATAATAAAATCACTATCTGATATTTGAGAAACATTATTTAATAGAATAACTGGATTGTTGTTTATGCTTGAAGAGCTATTAGTGTCAGAATATAATCCAGATATATTTTCACCATTTGATTTTAACAAAAAATTTAATCTTGTAATATTGAATGTTGTTGTGGCAATTCCAGTATTTACATTATGATTTGGAGCAATAGTAATTGACCCAACACCTATAGATTGAACGACTGTATTTCTTACAATATACTCATTTTCTGTATATTCTAAATTTAAAACATCTCCCAAACTTAAAGATGATGTGTTAATTCCACTGATTATATTTTTATTTGAAGAATTTAGAGTTCCTGTTCTAATTCCTACTGTTTCTGCCTTTCCAGTAAAATCTTTAGAAATGTCATCAATAATTAAATTTTTATCTGACGTGTTTCCTGGATCAAATCTTCTTGAAAAAATTCTTCCTTGAAAATATGAACTTGTTGATATTCCTTCTGGTCCTATTTGACCATATGGTGGATCAGTAAAATAAATTCTATCCTTAACAATATTAAAATCACCTCTCATTACAGTAACTGCTGATCCAACAGAATGTGATGCAGCAACTGTTCCATAATATGCTCTATCTACAATAACACTATTTGTGGAACCAATTCCAATAGATCTTATTTTCATTAATTCAGAATTAACCATCAAAGTATCTAAAGATGTCAATGAAGAAATTCCAGAGTTTAAATAAATTGTATTTCCAATTCCAATCGGAGTGTTTAAAGATAACGTAATTCCTCTTCTGTATAATGGTGATTGAATAATATTATCAATTGTAATTATAGTACTCGAATTTGGTTCAGGATAAGTGAATGAATTATTTCCAATACCATAATCTACAAAATTCAAAAAAGAAGAAGTTGATAATCCAGATACCTTAAAACTATTATCATCAATTTTATCAATATACAAAATACTTGGAAGAATGTCAGTTCCAAGAACTGTTGGAGAAACAAATAAATTGTCTCCTGGAGTAGAACCACCAATATATGTTCCAGCAATACTTATAATATCAGTAGGAGTCGAAGACGTTGATGATGTACCAACACCAACAACTCCTATTGAATAATACCTTCCACCATTTGCAACTTGAACTGAACTAATTTTTCCTGTGGAATCTCTTGATATATTAAATGTTGCACCAGAACCAATACCAACTATGGTAGTGCCAGCAATACCAGTATATGTTGAATTTGCTGCTGACACTATTGCTGTACTGGAAACTTTAGATACTTTGAATGATAATGTATTGGTTGGGTTTGTTCCACCAAGATAAGTTCCAGCAATTGAAACTGTATTTCCTATTCCATATCCTCTTCCACCATCTTTTAAAATAATTGATGTCGAAATTGGGTTACCAATTGCTGAACCATCATAAGTAATCCAAACTTCAAATTTTGCACCAGTTCCAACACCAGAAACGGTATCTGCTGGGATTGGGTTTCCAACTCCATAAATGCGACTTGCTGCATATGGTATTAAAGTTGATATTCCAGTAATTGTTGTGCTGATTGCTACATTATACCCATTTTCAAATATTGCACTTCCAATGCCACCACTCACATCCATTATAATTCCACCATCATATTCTTTAGTCACAAATTGCGGTTCGACTAAAGATGAGGTTTCAATGCCAATTTTTGTTTGTGATTCTGTTGATATTGGATAATAACCAGATCCACCATTTATTATTTTTACACTAATAATAGAACCACCAGAAATCACTGGATAAAAAATTCCTTCTACTTCTGGAGTTTCAGTATCTTCTATAATAATTTTTGGTGGATCAGTTGAAGCATACCCAGAACCTCCATTAATAACATAAATTTTTGATACAGAATAAAACTCTGTCTCAAACTCTGGTTGAAGAATTGCACCTGACCCTGGAACTGTTCGCATTATTACGAAAACTACTCTTTTATTCTAATATTTATTGATAACTTATGCGACAAATGTACCAGTTGATGGACCTACTTTTTCTATTGTATAAAAACTACCAGAAAGTGGGGTTGCAGTACCAGCACTTTGAGTCAATTGAAGTCTCCAGTTAGTGGCAGCATTGGTTACAGTAATTATATCAAATTTTGCAAAATGGTTTACTCCAGTTGTTAATGATGCTGTTGCAGCATGAGCCATTGATGCAGTAGATTGCCCTCCAGAGTATGAAAGTACGTTTGTCTGTGTTCCGTTTGCAATACCAGTAACTGGAGAATATGTAAGATTTGCTGTAAATACAGTGGGAGCAGAAGAAAATGTATGTGTCCAGGTTGCAGTACCTGCTGTACTTTTTGTAAAATATGCAAAACAAGTAATTTTATAAACAGAAGATGCCTCTAAACTTAATGAACTTGGTGTTGTAAAGAAATCTGCAATTGTAGCACCAATTGCAGAACCACTAGAAGTTCTTCTAAACGTATAAAAAGGAGGAACATATGCTCTACCAGAAGTAGAATTTGGTGTTTGATAGAAGAAAGAACCATCATATTCTATTGCACCTACTTCTGGTGTTGCTAAAATGGTAGTTCCTGCTCCAATTTTTAATGGAGCACTTCCTGCGGAAGAAGTTGTTGCGGCACCTATATGAACTTTTGCAGTTGGATTTGTGGTTCCAAAACCGACATTATAAGAACTATTACCATGAATCCAAACAGTACTACCAGCACCAATAACTAATTGATTAGATCCATTTAAGATTGGTGGGTTTTCAAAATAACTAGTAAAAAAAGAACCAATAACAACGTTTTGAGATCCAGTTTGATTACCAAGACCAGCATTTAAACCAACAAAAATATTATTACTTCCAGTAGTGTTGTTGAATCCTGCTTGACCACCTATAAACAGATTGGCAATCCCAGCAGTGTTGTTGTATCCTGCTGAACTACCTATAAAATCATTTGCTCTACCAGAAGTGTTTGCATAACCTGCCGCAACACCTATAAAATTATTACTATAACCAGAAGTATTTGCATATCCTGCTCTCCAACCAATAAAGTTATTATAATAACCAGTAGTTGTTACTTTACCAGCACTTAATCCAGCAAAAAAGTTATTAGTTCCACGTCCATTGTTAATTATATTTGGATCTCCAGTCGGAATAAGAGAAGAACCAGTATTAACATCACCAATTTTTATGTTGCTGTCGGCAAAACTAATACCAGTTGTTCCTGCTATTGAAATTCTTGTTGTTGGATTTGTGGTTCCAATGCCAATATTTCCTGTGATAAAAGTATCTCCAGATACTTGAAGTTTTGATGTTCCTGTTCGTATTCCAGAACCAACTAATACTGGTCCATTGGTAAATGTGGAAAGTCCAGTAGTGGTCAAATTATCAAACACTTGACCAGAACTTGCTACAGACCCAGTAATATTAATATCATAAGTTCCAGTTAATCTTTCTCTTGCTATTGTGCCAGTTGTTATATTTTCAGCATCTTCAAGATGTGTAGCAGTAGTTGCTGTACCTGTTATGTTTCCAGTAAAACTAGAGGCAGTTATAATACCAGAAGTATTAATATTAATAGTGGAACTTACATTATTAGCAGTAGTTGCTGTACCTGTTATAGAGATTCCATAAGTTCCTAATAGTCTAGAAGAATTTATAGTACCAGTAGTGATATTAGCAGCATCAGATAAGTTAGTTGCTGTTGTAGCAGTTCCAGTAAGATCTCCAGTAAAACTAGAGGCAGTTATAATACCTGATACTTTTACATTACCATCTACATCCAATTTTGATGTTGGTTGTGTGGAACCTATACCAAGATTCCCAGATTTGGTAAAAATAAATCTTGGAGTTCCATTATCAGTAACCCTAAAATCTAATGCTGCTGCTTCAAGTTGAAGCTCAAAATTATTTAATGTTCCGTCATAAGAAAAATAGGCATCATCACTTGAACCAAATCTAAGAATATCTCCATCAGCAAGGTCAATTGCAGCACGAACATTTAACGTACTATCTATCGTTAAATTGGTAAATTGCCCATTACTCCAAGTAAATGCTGTATTACCAACTACACCACTATTGTCTGTTGTTGGGAGAATATTTGACGCAGTTACATCACCAATCACTTGAAGATTTGATGTTGGATTTGTGGTTCCTATACCAAGATTACCAGAGACATAAGCACCACCAGTAACTTGAAGTGGTTGTGATGAGGTTCCTGTCACGGATGTCGAACCAATCAAACAATTTCCATAAAGGTGATTAATCATCACTTTGCCATCAGTAGAAACACCAACTAAAGGTATTCCATCATTATCATTAACGTTAAAAAATGTTCCTGTGTTGTTTGCCATTTTTCTTTAATACCTTTATTGATTTATATTGTTTCCAACTTGGTTCGTTGGGAATAATCTTGAAAACTTAGAACTTGGAGACCATATAATTCTCACAATTCCTTGTGCTCCATTGCCACCACTAGAAACCGAACCAACAGCACCATCAGCACCACCTCCACCACCTCCATACAATCCACCAGCAGCACCATTATTTGTATTTCCAGTTGATCCGTTTGATCCACCAGAACCAGCATTTCCTGCACCATTTGATAATGAACCAGAAGATCCTTGACCTAATACTCCAACTCCACCACCACCAGATCCAGATGCAGTAGGGGCACCACCACCACCTGCTCCACCACCAGATCCAGCAACTCCACCATTAGTTATTGAACCATTTCCACCAGATCCACCATTGCCACTATATCCAGCAGAACCTCCACCTCCAGCACCAGTTGTTAATGTTGCAGTACCACCATTACCACCAGATGATCCACCAATATTTCCAGCAATAATACTTCCAGTGCCACCAGCTCCAACTGTTCCTGTATAATCTGCAGCACCACCTGTTCCTCCAAATGCGGTAGCAACTCCTACTATTTCACTATTACCACCATTTCCACCAGCACCAGTTCCTCCATTTCCACCAGCACCAACAATAATAGTCAGAGTTTGTCCTGGAGTTACGGGAAAATCATTAACATATCTTAATCCTCCTCCACCACCACCTTGACCTCCAGATCCACCACCACCAGCAGATCCACCACCACCTGCTCCACCACCACCAATCAATACAGCAGAAATCTTTGTTACACCAGCAGGAACAGTAAAAATATTACTTCCAACAGTTGTAAATGTGCTGGATAAACCAGTCATATTTAATATTTCTGTTCCAATTACCGTTGAACCATCTACAGACAGTGAAGATGTTGGATTTGTGGTTCCTATACCTATTGAATTTGAAAAATAAGAATTTCCAATGAAGGTAGAAATACCAGAAACATTAAGATTTAATGTTGTGGTAAGTCCAATAACACCTAATGTTGCTAATGTAGAAATACCAGAAACATTAAGGTTTAGAGATGTGGTAATTCCAGTAACACCTAATGTTGTTATGGTAGAAATACCAGAAACATTAAGGTTTAGAGATGTGGTAATTCCAGTAACACCTAATGTTCCCAATGTTGTAATACCAGTAACTCGAAGTTGAGATGCTGTTGCTATTCCAAGAGTTGTGATGCCAGATACTGTTAGGTTAGTAACAGAAGCAATACCACCAATTACATTTGTTGCTGTCGTTGCAACAGATATAGATCCAGATATATTTCCATAAATTGTTCCAGTCGAACGAATATCACCAGAAACATCAAGAGTATACAATGGAATTGTTGATCCAATTCCAACATTCATTCCAGGATTGATCACAAAAGTACCGATTCCAGTGGTTGCTGCAGAACCTACGTTAATTCTAGTAATTCCACTACTACCAGTACCAATGTTTATTGTCTTTGTGGTTTGAGATAACCCAATACCAGTTGCAATATTAACTGTTTGGGAATTGGTAGATATACCAAGAGTTACTGAACCAGTTTGATTAGTTCCACCAGCAGTCCAAGTTCCTGTTGTTTGGGTACTTCCCAAATCAATATTTTGAGTAGTTTGAGATAATGTAAATGCAGCACTGCCAAATGTTTTAGCACCAGTAAAAGTTTGAGTAACACCTAAAGTTGCAAATGTGTCTGACCCAGTGATTAATGGTAATGTGATGGATCTATTTGCAGTAATTGCAGAACCAACAACAGAATACTCAAAAGTATTTGCTGGATTTCTAATCTTAAGATTACTTGAGAATACTGTGGAAACACCAGAAGCACTAAAAGTGGTAACAGAAGCAATACCACCAATTACATTGGTTGCAATTCCTGCAGTGCTTGCAAATGCAATTACATTTGTTATATTTGTTCCATCTCCAATGGCACTATAAATTTCACTAAAATTACTATTAATTTTTGCAGCACCTTGAGACAGTGTATCTCCAGTACTATCATTTGGTGAGGTTCCAGTAAATATTTCTAGTTTCGCCATTATTTAATAGACTGCCTTTTTGTTTATTTATGTTTTAATTTGAGTCGAATGTAACTATAGTCATATCAAATGAATTCCAAAGTGTATCATCAAAATTTTTGTTTATACCATAAGCAAATATATTTTCCACAGATGTATTTGCTGTTCCAACTGGGTTAAACTCCGAAATTGTTCCAGAATATAATATCTTTTGACCTGTTTGGAAATTATGATTTGGAAGATTGATTATATCATTATCAATATTAACAATACTATTGGAAGAACTATTGAATTCACGATAAAATAATGGTGTTCCTTTGCTAGTCAAACTAAAAGATTTAATTCCAACAACAGAATTTCCAGGAAGTCTTCTTCTAATTTTTACATTAGAAGTTTGGGTTCCGTGATTCAATTTATGTGGAAGATTTAATCTTACACTACCAACTCCAATTTCAGTAATGACTGTATTGTCTGGAATTAATAAAGTAGAAAAACCAACATAATCACCAACATTTAAATTATCAGTAGTAAGATTTATATAATATGGATAAAAACTATCAAACAATGCAGATGTTGATGCAATTGAAATGTATTCATTCGAACCATTAAATTTATCACTTATATCATCTATCAACAAAACTTTATTTGTTTTACTTGAAATATAAGGTTTAAGTGCTCGTCCAAAAATAGGTCCAATTACACCAACACCAGCAACGTTTGCTTCTGCTGCTCCAATATTTACCCTTTCGATAGACCCATCTTCAAATAAACTTTCTTCATCTTCTGTGATTAATGAGAAATTATTTCGGTTATAAAATGATGACAAATTATCAATATTTACAACTAAATCTAATGTGGAATTTGCAATTCCAACTTTCAAATTTTTTGTAGAAGTAGATGAAATAAAACTAATTACATCCAAATCAGAAAATTCTTTAAATCCTGCTGGATGAATAGTAGAACGAACTGGTTCTTTCCATACATCATAAGCAATTTCACCCTTAATTGAATATGAGAATTTCTGATAATAAGAATTATCAGAAATTCTTTGTTGGTAATTATTTAAAAATCCAATCTCATTACCAACATCATTAACTTTATCTCTTGACACTCCAAGTGATGAGTTCAAGTTAAATTTGTTGGTAAATTCAACTGTTCCATTTAAAAGTGATTTTTCACCCTTTAATTTATTTCCAACTTCCAATTCACCTTTTGCATCAATTAATCGTAATTGATTAATATCATTATCCCATCCGTTTTCCATAACAGTTGCTGAAAATACTGAATTTCCAACATTGTCAAATCCAGTAACTTTTTCTCCAGAAATGTAACTTAAATCATCAATGAGAACCATCTCAAATTCAGGCATATCTTTTTTATTGATGACAACTCCATATCCATAAGTATTAATATAATTACCCTCAAGATTATCTTGATTGAGATTTAAATTATCCTTTACCCCAGTCATACTAAAAGTTACAGTAAAGTTTTCTGAACTTATTCCAGTTACAGTAAAAAACTTATACCCATAATCTTTTGAGTTAAAATTATCTTTTGTCCTATCTTGCTGCCTACATTTTTCTATAAAAATTTCATCTCCAACAGCGAATGGGAATATAGTTTCAGTTTTTCCATATCCTGTTGTGATTAATGGATATAATTGAGTATCATTTAATAATTCTAAAGTAACTGTAGAACCATCATTTGTTGCTACAATATCATCAATCTCATATCCATTAGAATTGTTTATAGGTACAATTCTCAATGGTGTTGTCAAATCATTAGTATTTTCAATAACTCTTACACCAACAATACTTCCACTTTGTAATTCTGCAGATAACTTTATCTTATCATTACCAATAACTTTTAGTGATGGTGCAGTATTATATCCCCTTCCTCCTGTTGTTATGCCAATATAATCAATTCTTAAAATATCTTTAATTTGAACGATTGCTGGAGCACTTAAAAATGGTGTTAATGTGATATCAGTTGGGTAATTAAAACCGTCTTTAACTCTTTCCAAATAATCAACTTTTCCTATTGTAGAAGATGATGATTTTAGAATTGCATTTTTGCCAGAAATAGTTTCGATTGAAGATATTTTTGGTAATTTTGTATATCTTTTTCCTCCAAAATTAACTTTTATTTTTGATATTGAACCAGTTGTATTCGTGGAATTTGTATCATAAAAAATAGTAGATACTCCACTTGAAGTTGTATATAATGTATTCTCTGGTTTTGTATTTAAATTAAACTTAAATGCGGTACTTCCAATTCCTATGATTGAATATTCATTATTAAATATGCTGGAAACAATTTTAATCCTATTATTCCCAACAACTTCTTTATCAGAAGAAATCTGGAATAATTCAGAAAAAGAACTTTCTGATGGTATTAAATTGTAATATATTTCATTTGGAACATCAGTCGTTTGAGTATTTAATTTTCTATTACCATTGTCAATATATTTAAAACTTTCAATTTCTTTAACAAAATTTGGATCTTTATACAATCTCAAATCCATCCCAGAAGCATCACTCAGATCAAAAGTTAATGAATCACCTTTAGTTAAACTAATTGGTGGGTTTATAAGTGCTATACTGTGAATAGATGCACCAACACTTGTAAAACTAATGCAAGTTCCAACAGTTGCATCATACAAATAATTTGACAATTTTATTTTATCTGGGTCTTGCTTTAGGATATAATAAGTTTTATTATCATCCAATCCACCAATAACAGTATTACCATTAGTATAATAAACAACTTTATCACCAGTTTTTAATTTATTGTCAATTATAGTAATTTCATTTGTTTGTGTATTTACACCAACCGAAGAAGCATTAAAGTTAATTTTGTCTGTTGTAATTTTTCTAAGTTTAGGATCATATCTTAATTTTATTGTATTGGAAAAACTTGGATATACATTAAATTTTATTTTATCGTCTGTTTCTAATCCGTGAGTTTGTGCTGTTGAAACAGTTACAGAGTAATTTTCAAAAGTTCCAGTAATTTTTGAATATTGTGTTGTTAATGAATGTGCTAATCCAATATTTGTTATTGGTGAAAAGAAATACAATGAATTATTTGTTGTTCCAATCCCTATAGTTGTTGTAAATCCTAAAGTAGATAAACCAATATAATCATTTCCTAAATTAACTGCATATACTGTTTGATTTTGATTTATTCTAAATGTAGAACCTGCACCAGTATTTGATACTACGATTCCATTTCCACCCAATCCAACATTATAAGTTAAAGATTGTCCCGTATAATATTTGTGATTTGGTATATAAATCGAACGAGATGGAACGAATTTATCATATACTGATCTATTGAAGGTAATTAAAGAAGTAGAAATTCCTCCACCAAGAGTATGATTTGGTGATATTTGAATACTTCCAATTCCAACACTTACAATAGTTGTTCCAGCAGAAACATTAGTTCCAGAAACATAATCACCAATTTGTAATGCAGTAGTATTAATTCCAATATAACTTGTTATTCCAGCATTAAATGTTCCAAAATCAGTTTTAATGCCAACAAGTTTATAATAATTTGTTCCATTAGTACCTATTCCTATCGTATTGGTGGGATTAAAATAAGTAGTTTTATTTTCGATAATAGTATCATCATACTGTGGGGCATTAAATGTAAATGTATTAGGAAGCAATACCACAGAAACAATACCTACAGTATGAATTCCAGCATAATTTTCATATCGATTTACAAATAATTTTGACTCAGAAGATGATATATCAATGACTCTTAAAGTTTCTGTACCAATTTTAATTAAGTTATCAACTTCAAACCCAGAAATATCATTTACAGTAATATAAGTTGTTACACCAGTTGTTGATTGATTTGGGATATCATTCAATAAAGAAACAGATTTTTGATTTACTGATATTTTATTAAATCCTTGAATATAATTATATGGACTAGAAGAAATTGAAGTAACTAAAATTTCATCATTTGTAATTAAATTGTGTGGTATTCCTGTAATTCCTTTGATTTTTGTTCCTTTTGTAATAAAAGTCACCCCAGAAAAAGTAGAAACCCCAATTTGAATATTGGAAACTTTTTTTCCTGTAACTCTTGATACTGCAGCAGATGCCCCAGTTCCCCCAGAAGCAAAATCGTCAAAAACAAGATTATCTCCCGTTTTATAATCTTGTCCTGGATCATAAATTGATATGGAATTTATACCAGAAGATTGTATTTGCTTTACTATAAATTCTTGTTTATATTTTGATTCAATTTTATTGATTAAATCGTAAGATGCATAGGAAGAATTTAAATAATATGGACCAGTATTTCTTACTATATTTAAATCATTAAAATCCAATTCTTGATTGAATGAGGATTCAAAATTTTCTTGTGTTGGAATATCTTTAAATTCTGAACCGATTACGTATGGATATTGTGGATTATTTTCATCATCAAGACTAAGAAAATATCCATAATTAATATTTGGCAAATCACCATTATCTATAAACATCCCATTATATTTGTCCAAATCACCACTAGATTTTGCTTTATCATAATAAAAATCTTGAACAAAGAACCCAGAATTAAAATCTGGCCTTAAATTTAAATTAATTAAATTTGATATTTCAGACTCAGTAAGTTTATTATAACTTGATTTTAATTGTTTAATTTGCCCATTTATTTTACCATAAGGACCAAAAATAGGATTTCCATCATATGCCCATCCTAAAATTTGATATGGATTTATTGATCCTTTTGGTGGATTTTCTGTGCCATTTATGTTAATAAAATTATTTAAATTTTTTCTTAATTTTTTAGATGGATAATAATTTACAAATTGTAATCCAAAATCATCATTATCACTTGGTACAACAACACCTTCATCTTCAGAATTTATAATTGACTTATTTTTTTCAATTTGATTTATTTCCCATTCAAAAACATTACCTATAAATCTAGCACCAGAACCTCTTTTTTTTATGGTTAATGATGTATTTGTTTTGTCATAATTTAATCCAGAATTAATAACTAAAACTTGAGTTATTTTTCCATTTACTACAGTTGGGTGCAATTCAGCATATTTGCCACTTTCACTAGTAACAACTATATCAATATCATTTGCATATCCATTTCCAGCATTTAATATTTGGACATCAACAATTAAACCATTAGAAATAATAGGTTTCAATAACGCTTCAGATGTATAGTTACTTACAGTAACCAGTGGTTTTCTGTGAAAATTAATAATATCTGGTGTTCCATAATTTTCCCCATAATTTTCTATAAAAATATTATCAAAAGAACCAAGAACAATTGGGTTTAAAGATGGTTCTATGATTGTGGTAGTAATTCCACTAGTTGTTTCAACATTAATTTGAATTGGTGGATATGAAAATTTATGAGTTCCTACTCCAACAGAACTAAAATTTACATATTTTTTATTAATATAATTTTCTCTAGAAATATTTGTGGAAATTCCAGCAATTGATAGTTTAAATTTATTTTCATCAATTACAGTTACATGATAGTTAATTTGAGTGGATAAACCAGATATTGTAGTACCTGATGATGTGTATAATACTAAATCTTCATTTTTAAAATTGTGATTTTTTGCAAAAATATAATTATCAAAAGTATTAATACCAACAGTAGTATTATCTGCAGATAATATTGATGGAACTGCTATAAATCTATTTGAATATCCAGATCCACCATTCTTCACATATATTTTTGTTATTGTATTTTTTGATTTTAATGTTTTTAAACTATGAACTCCAGAGTAACCAATTCCACTAATAGAAATTGTATTTATTCCAGATATAGAATCATTTTTTGAATTATATAATTTAATTTGTGTTGTGCTAGTTACTCCAACAAAATATGAAGCACTGTCAATAAGAGGAGATATGGAAGTATTTGAATTATTATTATAAAAAACTTCTTCAAAATTATCAAAATTATGATTTTGTGAAAAATTAATACTATTGTTGTATATACTGGTTGCTTTAAAGTTTGAAGTAATTTTAGTTTTTACTAAATTTGATTCCAATACTGCCCCAGAACCGTTACCACCAGTTAAAGTGATTTTTGGTTTTGATTGATAACCAACTCCTGGTGATAGTAATTTTACTTCTTTCAGATTTCCTGTTATACATCCATTTGCAATTGCACCAAATCCAGAATTATCTTTAATACTTATTCCAGAAAAATTAATTACATCATATCCTTCCCCTTTACCATCAATGAATACAGAATCTAATTTTCCATAGTAAATATTATCTTGAAAAATAGTTGTCGAAAATAATTCAACTCCGTCTGCCAAAATACCTATTTTTTTATTAATTGTTTTTCTTTTTTCAGGGTCATCAAAAAATTGATTTTTCTTAGTTAAATTAAACTTTTTAAATAATTTTTGATGTTCTAATGTTTTATTTTGATAATTTAATTTTACAAAAGAATCTGCAATTCCTACATTCGAAAATTCAATATAATTTTTGGTGTATAAATCAGTATTACTATAAGAAAGTTTAATATTATTCTCATCGTATTTCGTTAAAAAATAGATAGAAGTTTTAATTCCAGAATTAGAAGATGGGATATAATAAATTTTTTCTCCAGTATAAAAATTATGATTGGGACAATTTAATACACTTGTAATCCCTACACTATCAATCCAATTTGGATTTGTAGTTTTAGTGACTTTTGTTTTTCTATCTGTTGCATAAATTGTATCATGTGGTAAACCAGAAGAAGTAACATAAAAATTATCAAAATTATAATCAATATAAGTATTCTGTACCCCTGTTGGTAAAATCGAAATTGTTGAAAAATAATTTAAAGCACTACTTGCCTTTTTAATTATTTTTTTAATTTCAGTTTTTGATACTATATTTAAATTTGTTTCATTAATATCAATATAATATCCATTATCATTAACCCCATAATCCTTTACACTTGCCGATAAAATATTATCATTTTTGTCATCTGGGTTTAATAAGTTAAATCTATCTCCAGTAATAAAAGTCAATTTATCATACAAATATATTCTATTTCCGACAATAAATTTTATTTTGTGAGTTGTTGGTATATTATAATTCCAAAAATTAAATTCTTTTCTATCATTCAAATCAATTCCGAATGAAGAAAGTTGTATTTTATCCCCAACTCTTAAACTAGATGTTTGTGAATAATCAATGGTATCAATAATATTGATTAATCTAAATTCAACTTTAGTTCCATCATCTAGATATGAATATAAAAAGTTTTCCTCTACCAGTTCTTCATTAAAGTTTAAATCTGCAACAATTCCAGAAACTCCAAGAAATTCAGTTAAAGTCTTATCTGTATAAGTTAAAGTTATTGGATTTGTTAAATTTGATGTCTTTATAAACAAAGAACCACTTTTATTAAATCCAACTGTAGAATCTACTATAATAAACGAAGATTCTTTAACAACAGATTCTGAAATATTTGTTTTTTTGGTTGGTTCAAAATTAAATACAAATGAAGTGGAATCCAAAGAAATTTCATATAAATCTCGGTCATCCACTGGTCTATACTCTACATTATAAACAGCAGCACTAGCAGTTTTGCCATTACTTAAAGTTTCAAATATAGTTTTTCCTTTTAATTGTTTTCTTAAAACAGAATCATTAATTCTGAATGTTTCATCTCTAACTATCTGCTCGACCAAAATATTCTTAGTAACCAAATAATTATTATCAGAAGGTCTCAACAAATAATCTTGTGGTTTGATAACTTGAATGTCTTTACCAAAAAGAACATTAAATAAAATTTTATAAGAAGTATCAGTCCCCTTTGAAATATAAAAATCCTTTGCTCTAGATAAAATATTTTTTAAATTCAATCCTGTTATAAACTGTCTATCCTCAAATCCAGGTAAAAATTGAGTTTTAAATTTTTTAAATATTTCATTAAAGAATAATAAATTTAAATTTGTTACTATTCCCTCAGCACTATGTGATGTAGAATTGGTGGATGAAAATACAAAAGAATTATTATTTGAATGTTTGTCTATCCCACTAAATCCACGAATACATCCAGTAAAACTATTTGTAGTAATACCAGTATATGTAATAATTTCATCATCAATTTTCAATAAACCATATTTTTGTGGAAATCCAATTGTATGATTGACTACAATTACATCATCAAAAGATGTCACATCTTCTACTAAGGTACAAGGAATTACCTGTGTATAAAATGTTTCATTGTTAAAATTATCAATGCTCTTATATTGTTGTAAATTAACTGCTAAATCTACAACACCAGTTTGATGTTCTTGTGAAATATAATACTGCTCTAAAAATTCTTTAAACAGTGGTGAATCATCATTCAAAAATTCTGGAATTTGTGATTCAACAATAGATTGAATTTTTACTCTTTTGATTTCAGACATCTTATCTTGTATAATTTCCGTTTACGTAACTTGATGTGACCGCATATTGTGTTGCTGAAGTATTTTCACCAGACGTAATCACATCTTCCAGCACACTTACATTAAGTTTAGTTATATCTAGTTCCAAGTATATATCCTTCAACGCAAGGACATCATTTGACTCTGGTATTGCTTCAATTTCAATACCAGCAATACTTGTGGATGATGTGAATGTGATTGTAGTTAATCTAATTTCACCTTTCATATAATCCACAGTTCCAGCATTATTGTTTACAATTACAGGGATATCATCAACCAGTTTAAAGAAAAATATAGTTCCAGTTTGATCAGTTTTTGGAATATCACTCATATACAAAGTTCCACTTACATCTTGCACTGTAAATCCAGTTGATTTTATATTATAACCTCTGCCATCAGAATTTAATTTTTTGATATGAAATTGATTTCCAAAACAAATTTCATATGTTGCTAATTTATTAAACTCAGGTTGCAAATCCCTTCTGATTTTGATTTTAGTAATATTAGAAGTAATAGATG